CAAAGCAATGATAGTAATCATTACCCAATCCATAATTCACCTCAATCCATTTGACTTTTCAACCATAACAGAAAACCCCCCAAGCCACTAGGACTCGAGGGGTTGTATTCTGTCGGCGTATTAGGAGTTGCCTATTACGGAAAAGGTAAAGGTGTTGTCAGGGTTTGGACTCTCAGCGATAAGAGCCTTAGTGGTCTCAATAATCTTCTCCGCATCTGCCCAAGAGTGGACTTCGTATAGAGGAGAAAGAACTTCCTCGCCTTTACCGTTCTTGATGTTGATTACCAATGTGTTTATAACTGCCATTTGTGTTTTCCTTTCGTTGGCATAGTTCTATTGTATGACTTTGAAGTTGCCTTGTCAAGTTTATTTAGGCGTGTCCTATAACAAAATAGTTATCATTCACATACTCAACTAGGTCTTCGTATTCAGCGTCTGAGCCAATCAACTGAAGTAGTTCTTCATCGTAGGCTAGCGTCTTGAAGTCGGTGTCCGTATGTTCCGCGAGCGCTTTTATAAGTTCAGCAAGACGCTGTAATAATTCCTGCGTGTTCTTTTTATTCTTACGATGCTTTCGATAAGCAACATAAGCAACTAAGCCAAGCATTACTTAGTCAGCCTAACTTTCAGTTCTTGAAACTTAGCAACCAAGAAGTCATAGGCGTAGCCAATCCCGTTCTTGAGATAGTTCTTGCGTTGAGGCTTGCTTGCTCTGTGGCTAGCGTAGTTGCTCTTGTCATAAGCCTTTAGTGATAACCACTGAAGTCCGTGAGCAAGATTGAAAGCCCACGCACTCAAACGGCGTAGTACTCGGTAAAGGAATCTGTTTATTACTGTCATTTTGTCTTTCCAATCATTTGTTATTACAACTTGAGTAGGTACTCTGCTCCGAATAGGTTCATACCCGCACCTTGTTCAATTGTACTATGTAATAGAGCATAAAGGTCGTTGTACTCTGGTTTTTCGTATACAGGAGATATACCAGATTTCTCTCCGTTCTCTGTGCGAGTGAAGTAGTCGAAAGCAAAGTAGAGACTGAACATTCGGTCTGGGGTAAATTTCTCAGCATCTAGATACTGAGCAGGGTCGATGTCCCCGTTCTCGGTCTGAGTAATGTAGTTGTCGCCCTCTTTACGAATCAGGTCAGCGAATTCCTGAGCGCTCATCTGAGTGAAGTTCTTTTCGGCAGGTGTACCTGCACTTGGGGTTGTTGGTTCAGCCATTTTGTTCCTTTCGGTGGCGTAGTGTATGGAAATTATTATAACCCAGGTAGAAGCACCCCATCTTTGATGAGGTGCATCTTTTTACTTATACTCTGGGTGTTCGGCGAGCCATTTCTCTCGCTGACGCTTGTTGATTTTGATTTGAGCATCGGCTTTGGTCTGAATCAGATTCCTCTGCTCCTCAACCGAAGTGCCTCGCTTGTTAGCCAAAGCAATCAAGATAGTCTCGATGGACTCGTTGCTACGCTCAATCTCGCGTGGCTCTCGGCTCATACTCTGGACCCCAACAAGCAGGTTGACCGCAGTCGACTGAGCAGTTCGCTCTGCTTTGATTTCGCTCTTGTAGTTTGAGAAACCATACTCATAAACCTTTAGTGGAGTGCCATCTGGATTCCAGATACCAGTCTTTTGACGCTTTGCCTCAATCTCGGCTTTACGAGCCTGACGGATTCGGCGAGCCTCGACTACCTCTGGGTCTTCCAACCCACACTCGCGTAGGAAGTAAGCAGATGGTGCGTGTGCGTAGCAAATAGTACAAGCCTTTTCACCAGCAAGGTAAGCAATCTCAAGTTCATCGCGACCTGACATCTCGGTAAGCCACACATAGTTGGTGGTATCGAAACAGGTTGTGCATGAACGGCTCTTGTGAATGTGCCCGTTGCTGTTGCGAACGAGGAAAGCACGGGACCAGCCTGTGTAGAAACTATTTAGGGTTGCCAGTTTTTCCTTGAGTTCCGCGAGCGCAGCCTCAGTGTTGCTGATTTCAATCTCTTTTTCCTCGACGCGGGAAGCGTAATAGGAATTAGTTCCGTAATGGGTTAGGGTGCGTCTAAGACCTGAGAGGCGTAGTACCTTCTGCTCTATGGCTTTGGTAGTCTCGGCAATCTCTGTGTCGATAATTACTGGAGTGGTCATTTCTGTCCTCTGTCTTTCGTCATTTTTTATTCTATGTATAACTTATACGATGTTTGCAGTAATGTCAACTGCATTTGAAGCCTTTTTATTCCCGGCGGCTGGCTTTTCCATTCACCCGCAGGTCAAAAAATCAGCAGACGCAGGTCCTTCCTGCATCTGCCAATCTTTTATTTAGTTCCTGCCTCGGCGAGTCTTGCGGAAACGCATTGGTCGGTTCTGCCAGACATCAACCAAACCAGCGACCCCACCAACAATCAACATCATTGCCCCAGTCAGAGCAAACAGTTGAGTAGCGGTAAGCGAAACCAGCCCAGCATTGACAGCAAAGGCAACACCAACACAGGCTAAGCCCAAACCAGCACATACAATCATTGTTTTCATCAGAAGTCCTTTCGTCTTTTTATCTGATACCTAAATAATAGTCCCACCCACCGACATTGTCAAGTAGAAAACTCCCCGTGTCGTGAAGACGGCGAGGAGTTCTCTTTTTCTCAATCGGCTGAGCAAAATAATCCTACATCCGATAACCCAAGTGAATGGAAATACTGGCCACCTGGTTCTTTCTATTGCATAAGAAAAATCCCCGCCATTTCTGACGGGGACTTTCCTTTTAGATTACGGCGTTTGTATTACACGCACATAAACAATACGACTGTTCTTGTAGTCGGTGAGTGGTTGGATGTGAGTTCCTCCAAAACCACGATTGGCATTTACTACTTTGCCATTACCAATGTAAATAGCAGAGTGATAAAAACCAGAGTAGCCTTTCCAAGCAAAGGCAACGATGTCTCCGACTTTCGGAGTCTTTACTCGTTGCCCCACATGGGCTTGCTTTGTAGCGGAGTGAGGAAGTTCCTTACCCAACTTTAGATAAGCCCAACGAACCATTCCAGAGCAATCCCACCCGTAAGGTGTAGAGCCCGCAAACACATAAGGTGTTTTACCAACTCTATTCTTCAAAGACTTTACGACTTTGATGATTCTTGCTTTGTTGCTGATTAGTTTTTTCTCGTGAGCAATCTGTTTTTCTATGAGAGTCATTTGTTTGACGCTATAGAAAAGCAACTGCCTTGGGTCTTTTGCTACTTTTGGTTTGATAGTCGTTTTTGATACAACGGCTATCATTCCATCGTTTGCCAACTCACCTGCTTTTGCTGAACTGCTTGTACAGCCAACTAGCGTAAGAGCGGTGATTATTGCTAGCAACCATTTCATTAGGCGACCTACCTTTCCAGAACATCTCTGTTCTTATCTTTTCTTGGTCGTTGTTTGTCTTGGTTCTCCCAATACACTATTCAGTTATCCTACTATTTTACACTCGTTAATGTTCAATGTATGGGAAATAAGTCAGTTTTGGCACTTGACTTAGGTGTTTTTGACTATAACTAGAGGCTAGTTCCACTCTCCAAGTACCCGCATCAACTCGTTTGGAGTGACTCTCAGTTCCGTACAGATTTTAGCCATCATGCCTGATGGCATCTGACGATGTAGGTGAAAATACCTGCTCAGGCTACTCTTTTGCATCCCAGTTGCGATAGCGAACTGATTAAGTGATTTGTAGCCCATCTTGGTGTATCTTGCGATAAACCAGTTCCAAGCATCGGTGTTCATTTGTGTTTTTGTCTTTGCTTTCATTTTATTCTCCATCTTTTAGCAAATCTCAAATCCACCACAGTTCTCAAGGAACTCGGCAAACTCTTTTATGTCGTCTAAGTCAAGTTGGTAGTTAGTTTCCCAAGCATCGGTCTTACCCTCGCCTGAACAGCCATTACAGAATCCGTGTGTGCGACCAGTTAGCGATGCCATCTCGGAAGATAGTTCTCGCTCAGGCATCTTGTGCTCAACGCCAACTTTATCGGTACGAATACCAGTACCAGCACACCACTCACAAGTTGGTCGCTCAAGGTTGGCTAGTTCAGTATTACGCTCGGTGATGTAGCGTTCGGCATCTCCAGTAGCAAGTGATTCACGAATCTGCTTTGCTAGTAGAAGAGCACCAGACTCGTCTAGTCCATCACCATTGTTGTAGTGTCCCTCGACTGCGTTAGAGACCTCAAAGGTTTCTAGGCAGTAGTTCCACAGTGGTCGCCAGCCCCATACATTACGGCGAAAGTATTCGCCAACAGGTATCGTTGGGTTCTTTCCATAAACATCCATGCCCATTTTGGGTTCTCCTATTCGTTGATTTGAATGTGTCTATAGGTTATAGCGTACCTATGACATTATTGTTTGTCAAGTACATTACAAAAGATTTTTAGGAAATCTTCGCCCCACCACAGTTCTTCAAAAACTCGGCGAACTCTTGTAAATCAACCAGTTCTAGATAGTAAGCACTTTCGGTACTCTTATGAGTTCCTTTACCAAAGCAACCATTGCACCAGCCAAGAAGTCTTCCGTATTTTTGAGCGAGGGCGGGGTCTAGAGTCACCTGGGGCATCCCTCTTTCCATTCCCAACTCATCAGTTCGGATACCAGTCCCATCACAGACTCCACATTTGACTTCTTCGAGGTTGGCTTGGTGCTTCTCAAACCCATCGGTGTATCGCTCGGCTACCCCAGATGCGATGTCGTCAAACAACGCATCGGCAATCTTGCTTGCTTGCAGTTCAGTTAGTCGGTTTTTCTCAAACGGCTTCTCTAACTTCGGGTGGTTCTCTGAGATGTAATCCATCAAAGGCTTCCAGCCCCACGCATTTCTACCAAACTCTTCGCCCACTCGGTGCTTTGGCTTCAGTCCATGAACAGTTGTGCCCATCGGGAGTTCCTTTCGTCGTTCGTCTTCTGAGTCAATAATAGGGTCTATTGTTTTTCCGTGTCAAGTTTGACTTTTGTTGTGTATCCAATTTTGTTTAGTGCGTCTTCGGTATCCACATAATAAATCTTCGCTAAGGCATTACCCCAGTCAGCCTCGCTTCCCTCCCAATCATTACAGATGAACACAGATGTTTCTTCGTAGTTCGGTGTTGATACTGAAGATACAAGGACAACTTTCCCATCAAAGTCCCCACCCTCAAGCAAATAGAGAAAGGAAATCCTGTTCTCTTCGGCATCGAGGAGTTTGAGAGGAGATGCTTTGTGAAAATCAGGCATGGCTCAACAATAACAGAAGCAGAAGCAAAACCGCGATGAATGGAAAAACCTGCCGCCCAGGTCCTGGAAAAGCATAAAGAAAAACCCATGCTTCTTCAGCACGGGCTTTCTTTAGTTCTGGCTAATCAGCGACGACGCCTGTTGGATACTCTTGGAGCATAACTTCGGCTTGGGCGATGGCTTCCTTTAGGTCAAAGAAAGGCTCTGAGAAAAACTCGGTGTCTTTCACAGACCAGACCTCAAACCAAGGATTCATACTAACTGAGAATAGTTCTTCACTCTTCCCAGCCCACTCTTCCAGTTCTTTATCGGTAGTGATGCCAAACTTTTGTAGTGCGTCGGTGTATCTGATTATCTCTTGTGATTCATCTTCGGCACTCTTGACGATGATTCGCATCTCGCCATTTCGCACTACGAAGAAAGGATTCTCTTTGACCCCCCAAACTTCTTCGTGGTCGCTCTCCCAGACATAAAACTCTGGTGCTAACTTGTCGGCGTTAGTCATTTATCTTTCCTTTCCCCGCAGGGTGTCTTCCGATACTTGCATCTAGTTCAGCAAGTAGTCGGTGCTGTTCAGCGATGTCGTTTGCGTCGGCAGGTTCAGTTGCCCCGCACTCTTCGCATCTATTCTCTTTGTCGGCGAGCCATAGATTCCAAGTGTGGTCTTCACACTCTTTCTCTGGGTCAAGTTTCTTTTGCTCGACGCACTCTTGGCAGACAGGTCGATTAAATCGGTAATCAAACTTGTCGTCTTCTAGATTACGAACGCACTCTTCGCAGTAGGTAAGTTCTTCTTTATTAGTCATACTTCTTGTCCTGTTCTACTAGGTGCTCGATAATCTCGAACTTGCTGTTGATTAGTTCTGGGATAGCAACTTCTTCCGCGTCGCTCTCAACTTCAG